CAGATTGCGTTAAGGTTCTTCAAGACCAACTGCCTGACTGGGGCAACGAACTCTATGCAGATATTCGTGACTATGCTGTCAAATCGGGATTACCCAAGGATCAAGTCGATCAGTACACAGACCCACAGGTCATCATGCTGATTAACAAAGCCAGACTTTACGACAAATCAAAAGAGACAGCCACCAGCAAGAAAGCGAAGGCCAAACTCAAGAAGTCGAAAAGTGGCAAGAAGGTTCTTAGTTCCAAGAAAGCACCACCATCTAAAAAGTCTATCCAGAAAGCTAAACAACAGAAGCAAATGGATGGCCTAAGTAGTGCTAAAGACCTAGATGATATTGCAGACGCACTCATGAGCCGCTGGGAAGATTAAATCTTCTTAAACTTAATCCTAAAATTGTAAGGAACAATTAAATGAGTACATATACCACATACAACCAAGTTGGTAAGAAAGAGGATGTTTCAGACATCATTACCAACATTTCACCATTTGCTACACCTATGCAAGCGATGATCAAGAACGAAAAAGTATCAGCTAGAACTTTCTCATTCCTTGAAGATTCATTAGCAGATTCAGCAGTCAATGCCGTAGTTGAAGGGGCAGACGCCAGTATGGCAACATTGACAGATGCGACTGAGCGTACAAACAACACTCAGATCATGTCTAAAGCCTTCCAAGTATCAGCAACAGCTGATGCAGTAGCTACATATGGGCGTGCAAAGGAAACTGCACACCAATTAGCTAAGAAATTGAAGGAAATTAAGAAGGACTATGAACGTGCAATGGTTGGCGTAGAGCAAGCCGCAGTTGCTGGTAATGCTTCAACAGCACGTAAGATGACTTCTTTGATAAACCAAATCTCTACAGCTGTAGACGCTGGTTCAAACGCAACAGATGCTTTAACAGAAGCAAAACTATTGTTAGCTGGTCAAACAGCATACGACAATGGTTCTGATGTTGACACATTTATGATTAAGCCAGCAGATGCACAAATCGTAGCTGGCTTCTCAGCGGCATCAGGCCGTAATCGTGAAATCTCACAAGGCAAAACATTGGTCAATGCGATTGATCTATATGTGAGCCCATATGGTGAGTACAGAGTAGTATTGAACCGCGAGTTAAAGACAACTCACGCACTACTAATAGACCCAACAATGTTTAAAACATGTACGTTGCGTCCATTCACAAGAACACTTCTAGCGAAGAATGGTGACTCAGATCGTCATCACATCGTGGGTGAGGTTTCTTGTAAACACACAAACTTTGGTGACTCAGTGAAAATCACTGGCTTATCATAAGTTCGAAATAGACCATTAGGTCTTTATTAGGCCACCCAAAGACACTCAGGTTTTGCTCTCCTTACTGTTGTCTATGGGTGGCCTTTTCATATTCTAAGGTAGCAAAATGAATAACAAAACACAGCCAACATTATTACAAACTGAAACAGACTTCGTGAGTGACCACGGAGAACTATTTCAAAAGCATACACAGCACATCTCACAGTCATTCTTAGATGATCTGAAAGACGCTCGAAACGACAGCGGTTCGAAGCCTACAGGCGAGATGATGCGAGTAGCCTCCATACCGACAGCTGTTGTCGAAAAGTGGATGCGAGAAGGATTCAATATCTGGGAAGCCAAGGGATCAGAAATTGTCCGTAAACTAAAGAACGAGGACTTAGATATGTTCCTCACAACCAACAAAAGGGTCTAACAGATGGCAAAAGCAGGTCTATACGCAAACATCCACAAGAAAAGAGCATCAGGCAAGCCAATGAGAAAGAAGGGCGCAAAGGGCGCACCTACTGACAAGGCTTTCAAGAAAGCGGCAAAGACAGCCAAGAAAAGAAAGTAATACCAAATGAACAAAGGTGAAATCCGAGCACACTTTATTGCTCTTCTTAATCGTAGTGACTGTTCGAATGCTTTGGCTGACACCTTCATAGATCAGTCTATTACTAGAATACAAAGACAGCTACGTGTCCCATCTATGGAGAAACAAAATACATATGATGTGACCTCCGCAACGGGCGTAGCAACTTTGGTTATGCCTTCAGATTTACTTGAGGTAATCGAATTGTATTACGATGGTAACTCATTAACACGCATACCTCTACATGAGATGGTACAGTACCAGAAGACAGGAGAACTAGGTTCCCCAAGGTTCTTCTGTAGAGAGCAAGGAAACCTAAAGATATACCCAAAGCCTATCTCTGGTAGTCTCTACTTAAACTACTATGCAGAGCAAGACCCACTGACAGCCGACAGTGACACAAATATGCTAACTAACATTGCTTCTGACCTTCTTACATACACAGCCCTTTCTTATGCGGCTGATTACTTCTTAGATGAACGCGGAGCAGTCTTTGATCAGAAGTCTGGGTCTTTCTTAGCTGAGATACAAGAACATGCAAATAGCTCTGAGCAGTCAGGTGTAAACCAAGTTATACGACCTACTCACTATTATGAGGATTAATCCAAATGGCATCAAAAACCAGCTTCTACAATAACTCTGGAGTAACTAACGAGCAGTCTAATGCAATCGAAGGGTCGGTTTCAAATGCCGCGGACAGCGCGGCACAGGCCGCCGCTTCGGCGGCATTAGCCGCTATTGATGCTACTAGTGCAAGTAATGCACTTGCCATTACAGAAGCAAATAAAAATGCAAGCCAGACTTCATCAAACTCTGCGTCCACATCAGCCGCTACAGCGACAACGAAAGCATCTGAAAGTGCCACATCAGCCGTAGCATCTGAAGCAAGTAAAGTTGCAAGCGGAAATTCAGCAACTGCATCTGCAACTTCAGCAACAGCTTCAGCAACCAGTGCAACAGCATCTGCGACCAGCGCAACAGCTTCATCAAATTCAGCTACTGCATCCGAGGCATCTAATGTTGCCGCCCTAACAGCTAAGACAAATGCCGAAACAGCTGAGACAAATGCAGAGACTGCACAAACAGCGGCTGAAGCCGCCCGTGATGTATCTATCGTTGCTAAAAATGCGTCAGTAGTTGCTAAAGATGCGGCAGAAACAGCGGAAACAAATGCGGCAACATCAGCAACTTCAGCATCTAATTCAGCCGCTACAGCGACAACGAAAGCATCTGAGGCTTCTACATCTGAGTCTAACGCAACTACAAAAGCATCTGAAAGTGCCGCAAGTGCAACTCAAAGTGCTAATAGTGCTACAGCTTCAGCAACTTCAGCGACTGCATCAGACACATCTAAAGTAGCGGCTCAGACTGCACAGTCTAATGCTGAAACAGCAGAGACTAACGCTGAGACTGCCAAAACAAATGCAGAGACAGCGGAAACTAACGCGGCCTCTAGTGCAACTACAGCAACAACTAAGGCATCTGAAGCCTCAACTTCAGCGTCTACAGCAACAACTAAGGCATCTGAAGCCTCAACTTCAGCGTCTACAGCAACAACTAAGGCATCTGAAAGTGCAACAAGTGCAACTGCTAGTGCTAACAGTGCTACATCTGCATCTACATCGGCATCAACAGCTACAACAAAAGCCAGCGAAGCATCTTCTAGTGCGTCTACAGCACTATCTCATAAGAATGATGCACAGACAGCAAAGACTGCCGCAGAGACAGCTGAGACCAACGCCGAAACAGCGGAAACTAACGCGGCTACAAGTGCTACATCTGCATCTACATCAGCATCAAGTGCTTCGACTTCTGCTTCTACAGCAACAACTAAGGCATCTGAAGCCTCAACTTCTGCCTCTACAGCAACAACTAAAGCTGGCGAAGCATCTACTTCTGCAAGCAATGCGAGTACATCTGCCTCTATAGCAACAACTAAAGCTGGCGAAGCATCTACTTCTGCGACATCGGCGGCTAGTTCTGCAACAGCGGCATCAGCTTCTAAGGATGCGGCTTTAGCGGCATTGGATAGCTTCGACGACAGGTACTTAGGTGTAAAGTCTAGCAACCCATCAGTAGACAATGACGGAAATACATTGGTTGCTGGTAGTCTCTATTTTAATAGCACCGATGACTCTATGAGAGTATATGAGGGATCATCTTGGGTGGCGGCATACGCATCTTTAAGTAATGCGTTACTTTCATCAAATGACTTATCTGATTTAACAAACGCCTCAACCGCAAGGACAAACCTTGGTTTAGGCACTGCGGCAACTTCTGCATCAACTGACTTTTTACCAACAACCATGACTACAGCAACAGACGCAACTGGTTCCGACTTTATACCAGTGTATGATGCAGTAACAGGTGCCTGGACAAAACAAACAATAACTGGGGCGGCCTTACAGGGTCAAACTGGAGCCACTGGAGCCCAAGGTATCCAAGGCATCCAAGGTGCTACAGGTGCTACTGGTGCTACTGGTGCTACTGGTGCTACAGGAGCCGCTGGTGCAGATGGTGCCGATGGTGCCGATGGTGCCGCTGGTGCAGATGGTGCCGATGGTGCCGATGGTGCTACAGGAGCCACTGGAGCCCAAGGTATCCAAGGCATCCAAGGTGCTACAGGTGCTACTGGTGCGGCTGGAGCCGCTGGTGCTGATGGATCAGACGGAGCAACTGGAGCCCAAGGCATCCAAGGCGCAACAGGAGCCGCTGGTACGGACGGAGCTGACGGAGCTGACGGAGCTGACGGAGCAACTGGAGCTACAGGAGCCCAAGGTATCCAAGGCATCCAAGGTGCTACAGGTGCTCAAGGTGCTACAGGAGCCGCAGGGTCAGATGGAAACGATGGAGCTACAGGTGCTCAAGGTGCTACAGGTGCTCAAGGTGCTACTGGTGCTCAAGGTGCTCAAGGTGCTCAAGGTATCCAAGGTGCTACAGGTGCTCAAGGTGCTACAGGTGCTACAGGAGCCGCTGGTGCTGATGCAACTTCACCAGCTGGTGCTGTTATATGGATTGCCGCAAATTCA